CCATTGTTAAGTGGTTTGCACTTCTCATACATGATGCTATTACGTTGTGAGTTGGAAGCGAATATTTTCCAAATATTACTGGCGGTAATCAAATTATGACGGAAACTATACCACTCGGTCGTTTTCTGTTCGGGTTGCGGTAGAGCAGTGAGATATTCAAGTTGACGCTCAATAAACTCCCGTTTCATAACACTGGGTACATTTGTATTATAAAGAGACCGATTAGGTATGTTGTGAATGTTGTGGTCGAGGAAATCATATATAATGTCATCGATCTCATTGTAAATCAAGTCGGTATCGCATAGTTCTGAAATAATGTTACCACTAGTCCAATCATCGATTAAAAGTTCAGAAACATTACTGGATAACCATTCTTCAAATTTTGGTTTCGAGAAAGACATAGGTTCGTCGGTAATAATATCACAAATTAGCGAATGAACTGTTTCTGTAAGGCAATTGTGTTCGTTCGTGTCGAGTGTGAACTGTGTGTCGGGAGTATCATAGGAAGTGTCTGTGGAAGTATCATCGGAAGGAATTTCGTCGGAAGTATCATCGGTAGTGTCTGTGGAAGTATCATCGGTAGTGTCTGTGGAAGTATCATCAGAGGTATGTCCACAACAGTAGTAATCATCAGAAGTTTCGTTGTTAATTTGAGAATCGTCATGGTTCATTTACTTGTATTGCGATAATGTGTTTATTATGTTTAACGAATATTAATGTTCGGTTTCAATTTTATCGTTAATCCTAGGTTTAACCTTCGTAGACGTTCGTTTGGGTGTGAGCGATTTAAGCGTAGATACCCTCTTAGTGTCTGTAATTTTCAGAGTGAAATTACGGTTAATTTGATTAAAATGCAATGATGGAACATCCAATATAATTCCATTGTCTTTGTCATAATTCACATCTTTGGTTTTCTGTATTTTATTTTTGCGTAAAGATTCAGTGAAGAATGTCTTCAATTGCTTAACTTCTTTATCAGTTAGAGAATTGTCTAAACCATATTTGTCAGAATAGATGTGTAACTTAGTTTTTTTAATTGTATTGTCCAACTTATTCCAAGACTCTTTTACATTATGTTTCTTCTCGTTTTCTAATATTTCGTCAATATTAGTAGAAGTGACACTGTTATACAGGTCGGGTTTGTTGTCATTATATAATTGGTAAGTGCTCTTGGTTTTCGTCTCTTTTTTATTATCTACATCTGTAGCAGTAGTGACATCTTCGTTCTTAGTAGTGGGTTCGGTGTTAGAAAACATATTTATCAATGTATATCTTTATATATATATCTAAGTCAAAGTGTTTATCTTGTTTTTTATGTAAACATATAAAACGTTTCATTCCGTAATAAAAAATATACCCGTTAACTAGATGGATGCTGAAATAAAAACGATTGAAAATAAAAGAATTGTAGTAATAAAAAAAGAGGTTCGCTGTCGTAAGATAACAAACAATGATAGTTGGATGTTAACCGACGATGATTATGAGAGCGACAAACAATTGAGTATTTTAAAAATTAAGAACAAAGAAGACAATATATATACATTAATGTGTAGTGAAATAAGAAAAAAGATATCGGGGTATAAAAGTCAGGACATAAAAAAGGACAAATATAACGAAATCAAATTTATAAACGAGGAGTTAATTACAAATAAATTGTTAGAAAGTGATTTTAATTGTTATTACTGTAGATGTGATGTAGTTGTGTTATACAAAGAAGTTAGGGCACACAATCAATGGTCTGTCGAGCGATTGAATAATGATTTTGGACACAATACAGATAATGTAGTAATTGCCTGCTTGTCATGTAATTTAAAGCGAAAAACAATGTATCATGAGAGATATCGTTTTACAAAACAGGTAAAAATAGTAAAGAAATGATTTATATGATAGTGTATTAAAGAAATGTCAATATGACATTCATATACAATGGACATGAAGATTGAAGAGAAAGTAGAAAACGATAAGGTTGCCGTAGATGCTCCCCCTGTCCCTCCTGTTAAGCCCGATGCCGTTGCGAAGAAGAAGGTTATTCTAGCTCTTCCTGGAAATACCTTTTCATCTGCGTTTGTAATGTCCTTATTGGCTACTATGAATGCGGTTATAGAGTCAAACAAATACCAATTGATTGTTTCACCTGGTGTAAGTAGTTTTGTCCCATTTGCTCGTATGCAGACAATGGGATTGAATGTATTGCGAGGAATCGATCAGAAGCCATTTAACGGTGAGCAATATGACTACTGGGTGAGCATCGACAGCGATCAGGTATTTGCACCGGAGCAATTATTCAATTTGCTAGACTCTCTTGAGAAGAACGCAGTAGTTGCCGGATGTTACCGTATGTCAAATCTCACACATTTACCTGTAGTAGAGAAGTGGGATACTGAGTTCTTCAAGAAGCATGGTTCATTCGAATTTATTAAGGTAGAGGATTTGGAGACGTGGAAGAAGGAGAATGAGGATGAGGAGTTCCGTGAGGTTGCCTATGCAGGTATGGGTTTTTTCGGAATGCGTAAAGAGGTGCTGGATTTAATGAGATATCCGTATTTCGACGGTGAGCCGACTACAATTACAAGTGACGATGGTGTGACACTACGAGACATCATGAGCGAGGACGTTGCCTTCTGTAAAAATATCCAAAAGGCTGGACACAAGATAATGTTAAATGTGAAGCTGAGGGTTGGACACGAGAAGAGCATCGTAATCTAGATAAACAAATATATACATTTTACATATTTGTTTACCAATGTAATGCGGATGGGAAATATATTTTAAGCAGATTTTTATAATACTGTTTGATGTCATCTGTCACTTCGAAATTCTTATCTTCCTTTGAATATAGGTCACACTCATTGAATTTGCGAACATCTTTTAATGTATCATAATCGTGTTCAGTCATAAATTGGGTATATGCTCCGCCTGTATGCCATGGATAAAGTGAATGAAATCGTATAATGTCTTGATATCTTTGGGTAAATATATGATTGTGATTGTTTTGTAAAACACTGTATAAATATTCATCGTGACCGATTGTTATATTTAAATTACTTAACCCGCATTTTGGGGTGTAAACCCCGTGTTTAAGGTTATATTTGGGGTTATAATAATCTGGGTTCTCTTTCATTGTTTCATAACATACAATAGATTTTGGGAATTTACAACCAACAACATAAGTATCCCCGACGACAGCCCATGTAGGTTGACCGAAAGAAAATAATATCTTACCCAAGTCGTGTATTAAACCACACACTTGTAAGCAAATGTCTTTTGGATATTTTAAACGAATAGATTCCGCTGTTTGATATGCGTGTACGGAATTCATTTCATCAGTATCTGGATCACTGGGATCTATAAATGAATCCATCATTGAGAGAACCTGTTCAACCGTAAGACATTGATTATACGTCATTTTAGAATTATTGGTTTTATTTGTAACATACTCATACGTTTGATTTTGATGCATCTCTCTGTAGAATTCATACACAGCAGTGCCTTTGTCATATTTTCTTAAATTATTCATAATATAATCAGCTTAGATTATATTATAATTGTTAAATTACTCGTCATCTAATATCTCATACGAATCATTATGTTTATGGTGTTGTTTGATGAGTCCTACAAGAAAATTCAAATACTTATGTGAATGAGCAACTCGGTATAATGGTGGATTCATCACATATATTTGCCATTTTGTGTCAACTGAAGTCACATCTTCTAAACCACTTTTTATTAACGCACTTGTAATAAATGTAATCTCTTGTGATTCATTAACGAAAATATTATTGTTTTTATTTACATTATAAATGCGGTATATGGTATCATATTTATAGGTTTTTTTTCCTACGAATGATGTAATAAACGAAAACATATTAATATTATATTATAATGGTATATTTCTAGACCACTTTATATAAATATTATTCCATCATCAATATATAATTTAAACTATGGGTAAATAAATATATAAACTTATGCATACTAATAATCTAATATGAAGACGGAACGCTTAGAAATACATAAAGACATTTATGATAAACTAGACAGTTACTACACAAATAATCAGATCCCAAACATAGTATTTCATGGTGCGTCAGGGACAGGAAAAAAGACAATTGTAAACGATTTTATTGATAAGATTTACAAGAAGGATCGAACACTTATAAAAACCAATGTGATGTTTGTGAATTGTTCTCACGGCAAGGGGATTAAATTTATACGAGACGAACTGAAATTTTTTGCCAAAGCAAACCTGGAAACCAGCGTTAATGTTTATTTCAAGACCATTGTGTTATTGAATGCGGATCACCTTACAAACGATGCCCAGTCAGCACTTAGGCGTTGTATAGAATTATTTACGAATACAACACGTTTTTTCATGATTGTCGAAAATAAACATAAATTATTAAATCCAATATTGTCAAGATTTTGTGAAATATATGTTTCTGAATATTTACGAGGCGATAAACTAATAAATTTAAACCAGGTATATTTAAATTCAGTAATAGATATCAAACCCGTTACAGATACAAAAACCAAATACATATGCGAAATGTTAAATCAACTAACACTTGATATGGAGAATGAAACAACAAACGATCAAATAAATATAATGGAATATTGTGAAAATATATATAATAATGGATACTCATGTTTAGATATAATAGACCGAGTGAAGATGAGTAGGGATTTTGATGCCCTGCAAAAAAGCACGATAGAAGTGTTATATCTTAAACTGAAACCAGAATTTAGATGTGAAAAGATGATACTATTTAGTGTATTGAATTTCATATACAAGCGTGAAATAGATGATATACATAAAATAAAAATTATGTAATACGTTAGATTTAGACATTATTAATGTTATAGTTTGTGTATATGGACGACTTTGAAGCAGCTAACTTACACGAGTCAAGAAATGAATGGTGCGGAAGATTGATTAGTATATTTTCACCATTGGTGATCGAGGGCATAAATTCTATATTTACCGAGTCGTGGAACATATGTATGGAAAACGAAGAGATAGGCAAGTATCTGATGACATTCCAGAACATGCTATCTGCTATTCCCAAATGGAACGCAGTAACGGTAGATGAAGAGAAGAAGCGAATAATTGAACGAAGTGGGTGTAATTATCTCGAAGACCTCATAACGTGTGTACATATTATACAATTGAAGATTTTGACATGCATACGCGTAGGAAACAAACAGAAGAAAATAGACGTGGCTGTCCCTAACTTGGATACATTTTTGCATAAGTTATACATTCATGTAGCTCGTTCGTGCTATAAGAATGTATACTTATTTGAGAAGAACATTTCACCTTTAACAACACAAAAAAATAATCGTGAGTTAGAATGTATCGTGCAAGAATGTATCCTAAAAACTATCCGTGAAAGCATACCTACCGAAGAGATAATTCGTGCCTACATGGATGAGAGCGTAGAGCAAGAAGAAGAGGTTATTATAGAAGACCTAACAGAAGAAAAAGATGAGTCAAAAGATGAGTCAAAAGATGAGCCGAAAGAGGAGGCAAAAGAACTAGAAGCCGAAGAGCCCCCGCCCCAAGTCCCTACAATCAAGGATGCCGACAATGAACCGGTTGTAACAAAGCTAACATTCAATGATTATGATAATGTTATGGATTCTGAAACGGGAAACACAAGCGATATAAGTGCCCCAAAAACATTGGAACGATTGGAAGAGATTAGCAGCGAGCGTGCGATTCAGAGACAATTAGAAGAAGAAGAAGATTTAGACGACAAAATTCAAATACACACTGATAATATCGATTTAGGTGATATGGATATATTAGACATGACGAAGAGTACAACGGGAACAAATGATAATAGCGATGTTATGATAAATGATGTAGTAGAATTACTCTAATAATGCGTAATAAATGTTATAATAATATTCTGTATTTTATTATAACGACATGGAAAAGCCTCTTCTATTGACAGTTTTAATATCCATTTTTTACTTCTTACTTAAAATGGTCGAGAGTAAATATGTAACAAAAGAGTCCCACGCTCTTAAACATACGGTTCGTGATACGCTTGTAGTAGCGACTTGTGTTTTCATTGTATTGTTTTTATTCTTTCAACTGGGTGGACCGATTGCTGAATTGATAGGTGCTGGTGAGTATTCAGGTTCTCCATCTACCCAAGCATTTACGGGAGAACCAGAGTTCTAAAAAAACATGATAATATATTTTCTATATTATCATCATTGTATACTCATTACACCGAATAACAAGGCATAGCATCAATGTCAATAATGTCGACACCTGTTGGTGTAACTTTAATTTTAAACTGGTTGAAATATGGAAATTCCAGTTGATTTTCCGGCGTATGTTGATGTACATTTTTGGCAATCATTTTATACAATTTAAAGTCAGGGTATCTCTCGTCACCGTTTTTCTTATATAATACATTACGAGATTCGTCATCTAAACACCATCTATAAATGGTCTTTTGTAGTTCACTCATTTTATCTACGGGTTCATCATCTATAATAAAATCATAAATGGAAGTCCCCAAACGACAGAGGTCGAAGCTATAGTTAGGTTCAATTGTAGGTTTTTTACTATTGAATATAGGACCGAAATTATACTGGGTAGCCGCATCTCCACCTTTTGAAAAACTATCACTACAAAACAAATGCCCTTTAAATTTATAAATGCTTCTACCGAAATCAATAAGTTTGAATAATTTGCCGTATGTAGGTACTTTATAATGGTCACCGTTATATTTATAATATAAAAACTCTACATCTGTGTTAATAAACATGATATTATTTGTATGTAAATCATTGTGCGTGAAATCAAATACCTTTTGGAAAGTAAGAAGTGAAATAATAACCTGCATTAATGCTGATGCTCCACACTCATCATTTACCAAATCACGTTCAAATAGTTCATCCATTGTCCCATTACATTTTTCAAGACATATCATTTGAACAGGAAAGTTGTCAATATACGCAAATATGCCATCATTATCATCACAATCGCTGTCAGAAGAATCAGTATTCCAGTCGTCGCTTCCTTCTTCGCTGCCTTCTTCACTTCCATCGTCACTATCAGCTTCACTTCCATCGTCACTATCATCTCCACTATCTGCTTGACTTCCTTCTCCACTATCATCTTGACTTCCTTTGTCACTTCCTTCTCCACTATCATCGTCACTGCCTTCTTCCTTTTTTTTACAATTAAACACCTCACTTATGTCGTCCAAATCAGAAACAACCGATAAATTTAATGAACTATCTAATATGTCCGATACATTTACAACATCAACGTCATCCAAAATGTCTATTTTACGTTTGTTTCGTCGGCTATCGGTTGTATCATTGATTTTAGAATGAGCGATTTTGAATAAGGTATCCGTGTTATTTACAAAAAACTTAGAATTATTTAAGTAATCGTAATCATCTGATATATTAAATTTGAACTTGTCTTGTACGGTCAAAAAAGAGCCATAGTAATCAATGGAATGCTTAAAATTATGTGCGTGTAACATTTTACTGGATAAGAAACTAAAAAAACCATCTGTATAAGATGCGTTATTAGTAGATAATAGCTTAGACATAGACGTGGTCTTATCGGAATTCAATTTAGGTAAATTAGTCATTGTTTCTACTGAAGAGTCGTATTTACCAATCATGTATTTGATAGGGTCAACTAATGGCGAGTGTTTAATGAATACATCCTTTTCAATAATCTCACCTGATATTCCCACAACACTAGTCATATTATTGAAATGATATCTATGATTCAATTGAAATGTATCATAGTTATTGTCATTCATATTGAAAAATAGCGAATGTATAGGCTGGTAATTTTGTATGGATTGTATGTTAAAAGGATTGTATTTATTTCCAGCATCTTCTTGACTCTGAACATGCTCTACCTTTAAAATGTTAACATCAATTGCGGGAACAGTTCTATATTCAACTGTGGCGTTTTCGGTAGCAAATCCAGACATATACTTATCTTTAATATTAAAAAGAAAGTTTCTAAACGTTTATCTCGTTTAGAGTAATATATATATATTGTGCTTCAACGGTGCATGTTATAATTTAAAATTTTATTATATTCAACGATGTAACTATATAAATATATGTGGGTGTAATGGTGGATTTTATTCTAAAATGCAACCTCGGCGTAGCGAATGAAGATGCAGACTACTGGATGATGTATTAGATAGCGTAATTTAACATTATTTTTACAATGTCACTGCGTTTAGGAGAACATAAATAATTGTATTTCTAAAATATAAACTATATGACATTGGAATTGAAAAAGTTCAACATGAGGGACATTACGTTTAAACCAAACGAGAATAAAGGTCCAGTAGTAGTATTAATTGGTCGTCGCGATACAGGTAAATCGTTTTTAGTAAGAGACCTACTATTCTATCATCAAGATATACCAATAGGAACTGTTATATCAGGGACAGAAGCAGGAAATGGTTTTTATAAAGACCACGTCCCCAAGTTGTTTATACATGATGAATACAATACTGCTCTGATAGAAAATATATTAAGACGACAAAAAACGGTGCTGAAACAAGTGAAAAAGGAGATAGAGACATATAAGAAAAGTGCAATCGACCCGAGAGCATTCGTAATTATGGATGATTGTTTATACGACCAATCGTGGACAAGAGATAAAATGATGAGGTTACTTTTTATGAACGGTCGTCATTGGAAAATCATGTTGATAATCACGATGCAGTATCCATTAGGAATCCCCCCAAATCTGAGAACAAATATAGATTATGTATTTCTGTTAAGAGAACCATATTTAACAAATAGAAAGAGAATATGGGAGAATTATGCGAGTATGTTCCCAACATTGGAATCCTTTTGTTCTGTAATGGATAGCACCACCGAGAATTACGAATGTTTGGTAATCAATAATAACTCCAAATCAAACAAGTTAACAGACCAGATATTCTGGTATAAGGCAGAGAACCATCCAAAATTCAGGTTAGGTTCTCAAGAGTTCTGGGATATTTCTAAGGGTATGGACTCTGATGACGAAGATGACGCATATGATCCCAACAAACACAAGAACAAGAAGCAGGGAAGTATAACAAATGTTAAGAAAAGCAACTGGTAGTTCATATACACATCAAAACGAACATTGATGTGTATTTTTATAAATAATAAAAATAATTACAAATTATATAATTAAAATGGGTGGTGTTGTTTTCTTTACAGACAAAGAAAAAATGATAAATAAAGCAAAAAAAATTGATTGGTCTTACATTAGTTTCCTATCGACTAACTCAGCATATAACCTGAGAACATCCATTATATTCGAACAATTCTTCTAATAAATGAAGCAATGTCGTCGTTTGATGTAGCAGGTGTAATCCTAATTGTTTGTCCGTCT